GATCACCGCCTTGGCTTTCAGGGTGGAGATGTCCCAGGCGAGCGCGGCGCCGGGATTGCCGGCGCCGATCGGGTCTCCCTGCCCGATCAGGTGGGCACCGTCGAGCCCGGACGTGTCGGTGTAGCGGACCCAGACGAGCAGGGTCAGGTCGCCCGTCAGGGTCGGGAAGCCGCTGTTTTGCTCGCCGAGCCCTGACCCGAACTGCGCCGCCTGTTCACCGTACGGGGTGACCGTGTGCGCCCACGTCGGCGCCGTCCAGGTCGAGCCGGAGTCCATGTCGTAGCCGTTCCCGGACGAATCGGCGGCGACGTCGCCGCCGGTCTCGTTCAGTTTCCAGAACCCGTCCGTGCCGGCGAGCAGCGAGCTGATGTAGCCGGCGAGGCCGGTCGGCGCCGGCGCCCAGAACGACCCGCCCGCCCCGTCGGCGGTCAGGACGTCGCCGCGGGTTTCGGGGCCGGCGGAGTGGACGCCCCAGGTGGTGCCGACGTTCTCGGTCGAGTCGACCGGGCCGGCGAGGTTAGGAATCGGGTCGGGGCCGCCCGTGGCGTGGGTGAGGCCGTGCATGCGGGGATGCGGCGCCGGCATCAGGGATCGGGGTCGTCCGGGAACGGGTTCGTGTCGTAGTTCGCCCTGGGTGAGACGTCGAGGGAGAGCTCGACGATCGCGTACTCGGGCGGGCCCGGCCGGCAGCTGTAGTGGAGGCCCTCGACGTAGAACTCGGTGTTGAAGCCGCCGCCTCCGGGATGTGCTGTCTTCAGGACGAGCAGGTCGGAGATGTCGACGTTGCAGAGGAACTGCCACAACACGGGCCCGAGTGTGTCGCCAGGCCGGCGTGTCTTGAACACGAGCCGTGAGAGGCGGGGCGCCGGATCCTTGTAGTTCGTCACGTAGTAGGTCGCGAACTGTTTCGTCTCGACCATCGAGTTGTTGCCGGTCGCGATCCCCTCCAGCGTCTGCAGCTGGTCGAACGTGATCGACCGGAGCCCGTAGGCGGTGATCGAGGCGTCGTCTTTGACGTACTGGCCGGCGACGTCGTCGTTGTCGGGCGGGTCGGGGTTCAGCTGCCGCCAGGCGGTGCCGGACCCGACGCCCTGCGGGGTCGCGGAGGCGGCGTTGTAGAGGTTGTCGTTCCCGTTCGACCATTCCAGCTCGCTGACCGGGACGACCGTGTCGTCGAGGATCGTGGCGGACGGGTCACCGACGATGAACCGTTCGATCCCGTACTCGACGACGTCGGGCCGGAACCGTGCCTGGCGGCCGTGGAAGACCAGGTGCCCCGGAGCTTTCGCGCCGCCGATCCACAGGTTCGCGACGCCGGGGAACTCGGCGTCTGCTGCGTCCCAGAGGGCGTCTAATGCTGAGGTTCCCGGACCGTAGGCTTTGGGTCCTACGCGGACGTTGCCCGAGTAGACATCGACGGCCGGGGTCGAGAGGTCGACCGGCCAGCCGACGTCGCCGAGGATCGCCATGATCCGATCGGAGAGGGTGCCGACCGTTTCGCCGTAGGCGACATTGCCTTTCGCGATCTCGGCCGGCAACGGCAAGAGACCGTCGATGCCGACGCGGAGCTCGGCCCGGCTGAGGAGCGCGAACCCGTCGACGAGCTGCAGCTCGAGCTCCATGTACTGGCGGGTCTGGTCGAGCCGGTACTGCCACGCTTCGACGAAGCCGCGGAACAGGGTGTGCCAGGTGTCGCCGACCGGGTTCTGCAAACAGATCGCGGCCTGCTTGCCGGGGACGATCTTGGTGACGTAGGGGCCGGTGATCCTGGTCGGGTCGAACAGCCCTTCCCGGTCGACGATGCTGACGGTGGCGGTACCGGTGCCGGTCTTGTCGAACTCGGTCGGCCGGCCCCGGTCAACAGCCCAGCTGCGGACGCGGCAGCCGTCCAGGGTGTCGATCCGTGTCCAGGTCGGGTCCGATTCCATCGGGTCGGCGTCGAACGCGATCGAGAAGACACCGGTGGGGTCAGCCACGGAACCCGGACGTCTGCCGCGCCGTCCGGTGGGCGGTGCGAGCCTGATGTTTCGTCACAACACTCGCGACTTCGCGGCCGTCGAGGTTGACGTGGACGTGGACGGGCTGGATCTCGGCGGCGGCGATGTTCGCGCCCAGGATCCGGCGGCCGGCGGCGTCGAGGCCCGTGCCGGCCGCGAGCATCGCCGCCAGTCGACGAGAGGACACCTGCATCAATCCAGCGAGCGGGTCACCATCGACCGCCTTGCGTTTGTTCAGGTCGCGAATCTTCTGCCGTGTCTCCCAGAGATCGCGGGCGAGCTCGAGGGTGCGGCCTTCCTGCCGGATCCTGGCTTTCAGCCACGTCTCGAGGGCACGGTACGCTCGCAGGTCGTCCCGGACAGTCTTGGTGGCCTGGGCGCGTTCGATTCCGAAGTCGAGCCAGCCGCGGGCGCGTTCGGCCGCGGCCTGCCGTGCCGCTGCCGCGGCCTGCTGTCTCGCCTTGGCGGCCGCAGCAGCGCGGGCAGCGATGTCTTTCTGCCGCTGGATCGCGTCCTTCTGCCGTTGCGCCGCCGCCTCGGTCTTCTGACGGATATCAGCCTGAATTGCGGCGATCCGGTCGAGCGCCGAGCGGTCGTCCGCCAGCACCTGCTCGAGCTGCCCGGCCAGCGTCGCGGCGCGTTTGCCGGTGGCGCGGCCGAGCCGGTTGCGGATGCTGCGGGCCTGCCGCTGGTAGAGGTCGTGCTGCTGTTGCAACACCCGCAGGTCGTCGGCGACGCCGGGGGTGAGCGCCGCAGCGGCGCCCGCGACGCCGAGCCGTACGCCCGGCTGCAACGCGGCCAGGCCGCGTGGCGCGGCAGCCGCCGCGTCGCGTAAACCGATGCCGACACCGTATGCAGCCTTGGCGGCAGCCTCCGCGTCGACCTGGAACCCCTCCAGCTGCCCTCTCAGCTTCGCGATCTTCTCGACCCACTTGCCGCTCTCGTCACCCGAATACGCGATGGCGTCACCGACGAGCGTAACCGCCTTCTCGCCGCCGTCGAGCTTGCGCTCGAGTATTTCGATCGCGTCGCCGGCGCTGACGCCACGCTCGCGCAGCACCTCGTACATGTGCGCCAGCATCGGGATCAGCGTCACCTGCTCCCGGGCGCTGGCGGTCGCGTGGTCGGCGCCGCCGCTGAACGCCTCGAAAGCCTCATTGGCTGCGTGCGCCAGCCGCGTCAGCATCGGCACGTAGGTCTGGCCGATGTGTGTCGAAAGGTTGTCCCATTCGGCGCGGAGCTTCCTGGTCTGGTTCGCGAGCCCGTCGCTGGTGCGGGCAAAGTCTCCCTGCGCCTTCTCGGTGTCACGCATGATCAGCGTGATCCGGGCGAGCGCCTTCTCCGCCGCCGTCAGATCAGCGGCGGAATGCTTGTGCGTCTCGGCGAGCGCCTCCGCCTGCACCCTGGTCTCCGATAGGAGGACGCCGTAGCGGCGCAACGGTTCTGACTCGCCGACGATCCCGGACCGGATCGCGTCGAGCGCGTCGGAGACGTCAGTGTTGTAGAAGGAGGCGAGGTCGGCGCCGAGCTCGGTCAGCTTCCGCGACTGCTCGGCGGCCTTGTCACCAACGAGGCCCATCGGCGCGAACAGGGCCCCGAACGAGGACGCGGTCGCGAGAGCAGCCCGCTGCGAGATCCCGAACGCGGACGCGGTCGTCTCGGACCAGTCCTGGATCTGGCCGGCGGACTGCTGAAATACCTGCCGGTTCTTCGACATCTGCTCGTTCAGGTCGGACGCCGCCGAGATCGCGGCCTTGGCGCCGGCGGCGATCCCGGCGCCGGTCAGGAACCCTCCCGAGGCGAACGCGATCGAGCGGCCGAAACCCTTGAACGCGACCGTGCCGGCGAGAGCGCCGCGACCGGCGCGTTCCATCGTGCTGTTGAACTGCTTCGCCGACCGCTCCGACCTTGCGAACGCCCGCTCGAGGGAACGACTGTCGCCGATCAGCTCGACTTCGATCCGGCGGGCCATCTACAGCACCGCCCTGCTGCTGACCGCCTGCTCGAACAGAAGAACACATTCGAGCAGTTGCATCGGGGTCAGCTCGCCGATGTCAGCGGGACGGACGGCAAAGTATCCGAGGCCGGGCTGCCAGTACGACTCCGGTGAGCGTCCGAGCTCACCGAAGCGGTCGTCGAACTGTCGCCACTGGTGCTCCCGCTCGCGTTCGAGCTTACGGCTGGGGGGCCCGCATCATCCTCCGCAGCTATGGCCTCGCCGAACTCGAGCCGGATCGTCGACCCGTGCGGCGCGTCCTCGAGCCGATCCCAGACGTCGCCGACGTCGCCCGGCTGGATCGTGCCGCTGCGCCATAGCGCAACGATCGCGAGCACACCGATCAGCTCCGGGTCGCTCCAGCTGTCCGGGTCGAATCTGGCTGGCAAGTAGCCGGCGTACCTTTTCAGCCAACCCCATTCGCGGATCGTCAATGGCTGCTCGTCGAGGTCGATCTCATAGCTGCCGTCCCAGGGCCGCACACCGCTGATCACGATCCGATCAGCCAAAGCCGCCGCCCGCGTTGAACCGGTCGCAGATCCGGTCAAGCGCCTCCTCCATCTCCCGCACCGTCCTGTCCTCGTTCGCATACAGCGACGGCAACAAGGCCCTACGCATCTGCAACGCCCCGTACTCCGGGTGCTTGCCGGTCGTCTTCCGCAGCGACTGCTCGACGGCGACACCGCGTTGGCGGACACGGATGCGGTAGCCGGCCGCGGTGCGGCGGTCGGTCGACGCGAACCGGAACGAGGCGCCGATCCGGACCGCTTCGCCGGCCTGGCGGAGCTCGTCCCGGACCGCCCTCCGGCTCGCCTTGTCGGAACGCGCAAGGGCCTGCATCAGCTGCCGGTACCCCTCGACCCGGAGCGTCGCCCCCTCAGGCATCTATGGGAGGGCAGCGGTGAAGAACTGGAGGCCGTCCTCGTCGACGGCGTTGAAGGTCGCCTCGAACGTGTCGACGTCACCCCGGGTGGCGCCGGGCCCGTACGTGAACAGCTGCACGTTGCCGCGCAGCTCCGGGTTCGTCGCCGAAACGGCGGTTGTCTGGTCGGGCCGCCACTTGACCAGAACGACCTCGCGGTCCCTGTGGATCGGGTACAGCGTGGCATGGACCTCGCCGGTGCCGTAGCTGCCGAAGAACTCGACCGTCAAGGACTGGTCGGTCGGGCCTGCGATGTACTCGTTCGCGCCGGTGTTATTGAAGCCGGATACGTCTTCTCGAGAATGTTCGCTCGCGAGCCGCACGGAGCGGCTCAGGTCTGAGAGGTCGACCGAGTCGACCTCGACGAAGTCTTTCAGGGCGATGCGTTTACTCATCGCTCGTCTCCTCCTTGTCCTGTTTCTTCGATGACCGGGCCTTCGCGACCGTGATCGAGCCGCGCTCCAGGGCGCGGCGCTCCTCGTCCTCGGACAGCTCGGCGGTGAACTCCTCGCCAGGCCGGACGCCTCTGTAGGCGGTCGGGCCGGTGACCTTGTACGTGGTTTTGTTCATACGAACATCTCGACTCTCCATTCGGCGCCGAGCAGGTCGGTGTCGCCGACGTCGGTGTAGTTGCGGAACCCGGACACGGACCCGTCGCTGCCGATCACCGCGACGTCCTGGTCGGCGAGCGCCGCCTCCACCGACGCCGGGTCGTTCGTGTCCAAGAGGCGGAGCAGCAGCCGGGTGCCGGCCTCCTGGTCCGCGACGCTGACGCGGGCCCGGATCGTCCAGTAGATGCGTTTGTCGCTGACGCCGTAGCCGGCGCCCTCCTGGAACGGCTCGCCCGGGTAGATGTCGATGCTGGGCGGTGTCGGGTTGCGGTTCCAGTACCCGTACACCTGCAGCTCCGGGATCTCGACGGTCAGCGGCTGCAGGGCGGCGGTCATCGCGTCGACGGCCTCCTGCAGGGTCACCCGACTCGCCTTTTAGATGTGTCTCCAGACCTTGCGGGTGAGGATGAAGCTGACCAGCGCGCGGCTGACGCCGTATTCGGCTGCGAGTTGCTCGTGAGTGATCCCGCCCACGGCGTAACGAGCCCGCATGTCGATGACCTGGCCCTCCGTGAGTTTCGCCGCGGGGTTCCGGGATCCTCGGGGCCTGCGAGCCTTGCGGGCGGAATCAGCTGAATTGTCGCGTGACAAGCCGAGCTTGAGATGCGCCGGGTTGACACACAACGGCCGGTCGCAGCTATGCA